CTACCAGCTCTAATACATTTGTAACTCTAGATACAGCTAGAGGGATTGCAAGTTGTCCTAATGGATTTATTGCGGCAACTCCTACTTCTAAGGCCTTGGTTGTTTCAAACGCAGTTGGCTTGTCATTAATTGGATTCATTCTAAAAACAAAGACAATGCGAATAGTTCCAGTCGCAGAATCAATAAGCTCCGCGCTTTCTGACCTTTTTGTTTCTACTTGGAGTGAAACTTCAATTTCGACTCCAGTGTCTAGTGCAATTGGATCACTCCCGCAGAATATTGAGGAAAATACTGGGACTGGAGTTTCTTTGCCAGTGTCTGATGCAGCTAGTGAAATTTTATACAACTGGACCGTATTGCACAACGGGTATGTGGACGTAATTGTCGCGGAAGCTATTGCTGAAAATCTTACTGAGATAGAAGTATCTACAGATACGAAATCAGCTTTTATTCCAATTTCAAATGCGGCGGCTTCTAACTTAAAACAAATTAATTGGATTACAGATACTTTGGCTAATATCCTTTCAACTGAGGCTATTGCCGCAGTTTATGGTTCTATTAAGTATACAGATGATACTTTAGTACAGGTACTGATTACAGAGTCAATAGCGGATATTTTAGCTAATATTCTAGCTTTGACTCCTACTTTTATCTCTTTAGTAGTCGCTAAAGCTATTGGTGGTATCCCGAGTGGAATGCCAACAGAAGTTATTACTAAACTTCAAATATTAGACATATCAGTTTCTACACAGATCCCTTCAACAGAGATAGAAGTAGACACTTCTCTTCTACCTGTTTTATTTGTAGATACTAATATTGCTTTATTAGAGATAAGTGTTGATACTCGAATTAAAGAAATTGAAATAGAAGTTAACACTTATATAAAAGAACGAGAAAGGGGTGTTTAAATGGATAGTATCAAAAGAAATAGCACTTATCCCTATCTTGAATTCCAATTTAGAGATAAAGATGGTCCAAAGGATTGCACTCCTTTCCAAATTAGATTAGTCTCAAAAGATCGTCTTGGAAACGTCATTATAGATGCAATTATTGGAGAGCCCGATAGCGGGGCAATCTGGCTAGATGAAGAAAAAGGACTTGGAGAATATCATTGGAAGCTGGGAGATACACAAACACATGGAAGATTTTATTATGAATACAAGTTTATTCGATTAGTAGACGGTGTTGAATTCTCTCTACCTCCTTCAGATTTAGACAGTTTGACAGATTCTTTCTTCACTTATGTAGTAATAGACGATATAGAGACAGAAACGGAGTAAACAATGACAACAAACTTTAAGCAACAAATGTGGGAGGCCGCAGGGTGGACCTTTTTAGAAACTTTCTTAGTGACTATTGGTCCTACTATGGTAACAGTACAAATAGGAGATTGGCATGCTTTATTGGGAGTAGCAGCATCTGCGGCTATGTCTGCTGGGGCCGCAGCTGTGTCTCTTGTTAAATCTATGATAGTTAAGAATGTAGGCGCGAAAGATTCTACTCTTATCACTGGAGACGCGCCTTGCGAAGATACTGCAACAGAGGAGGTGCAATAATGCCAGATGAACTTATCTTAACAGATATTGATACAGATGTAGAAATGCTAGAGCCTACTGCCACTGACAATGGAGTAACTCCAGAAGATGGGGCTCAGCCTTCTGAAGAAGAAGTTGAAGAGCTTATCGCAACTCTTCTCGCCGAGAGCGAAGATGAAGCAGATGAGGAGGATGATACTACCGATGAGTAAAGTAACAATGAAACATGTTATTGACAAGGCTTTAAGTCAAAAAGGGAAAAAAGAGTCTCCCGCGGGTAGTAACAAAACTCCATATGGCGCTTGGTATGGAATGAATGGAGTGCCTTGGTGCGCGGAATATGTCTCTTGGTGTTTTAAAGATGATTTATCCCTCATACATGGTAAATATGCTCGAACAGACGCTAAGGCGAAAGCTTTGCATAAAAGAAATCTTCTGCATATTGGAACTTCAGGATTAAAGAAAGGCGATGTTGTTTTCTTTGACTTTGGAAGATCTAGTTTTGAGGGTCGCTATCTGGCAATCTGTCATACGGGTATCTGTCTTGGTCGCTTGAGCGATGGACGATATATCTTTATCGAAGGAAATACAGGTGTCGGAAACAATGCCAATGGCGGGCAAGTTATGGTTAGATATCGTAGCGCCAGTAATGTTGCGGCCTATTTCCGTTCACAGTACAAAACTGTCCCAAAGAAAAAGCCGACAACTAAAGCTACAGTGAAAACTGTTACTGCTTCTAAGCTAAACGTTAGAACAGGAGCCGGTTCAAATCATAGGGTTATAGGACATTTGAATCATAAAGCAAAAGTGACTGTTCTTTCTAAACATGCTGGATGGTATAAAATTAAATTCGGTAGCAAGACTGGGTATGTTTCTGCGGCATATGTGAAATAAAAGAAAGGGGTCTCATATAATGAGACCCCTTTTTTGGTCTATTCTCTTCTATCCCAATGATTCAAAACTTAAATATATTAGTAAAGCTATTTCAAGAGAGAGGTGTTTAATGACTAATATATTAGACTTTTTTCACACCTACTCTGTGCCAGATATTATTATCATTTTAGTTTTTCTTGCGAGTGCTATTATGGGAGCTGGAAAATTCGTAGAGGGAACTGTAAAACGTCTTAGAATAATATTTGGTAAAGAGTATCAAGATAAGAATAAAGAGACTGCTCTGGAAGAAAGACTCGTGGCTATTGAAAATAAAAGTACTCGAACTCAAGCAGAAGTAGAAGGTTTAAAGAATTCTATGGATTTTTTCTCAGATAAATTAGAAATTTTAGTAGACTCTGATAAAGATAGTATCAAAGCCTATTTAACAGATAAACATCATTACTATTGCTATGAGAAGAAATGGATTGATGATTATAACTTAGATTGTATTGAACGACGTTACGTTCATTATAAAAAAGCAGGCGGAAACTCATTTGTAGATCATCTTATGGATGAATTGAGAATGTTACCAACGCAACCGCCCGAAGAACAAAAGAAGTAAGATACTAGGAGAAAAAGGAGAGGAGCTTATGAGCATCATTGGAACGCAGATACTATTTCCTCCTGCGATAGAAAGTTACATGCCTGCCTTTCTCGCGGAAGAATCTTGTTTGATTTATTTCTCTATGACAAGATTTAATGATCCGACAACGATAAAGCATGTTCAGCTTTCATTAAATTACATGAATAGTAATTTAACCGCATTAGATAGAACATTATGGCCCAATGCTTATAAGCCTTGTGCTATATATAAAGATAATACCATAGCAACCGATCATTGCTATTATATTAAGATTGATCCTCAAGATTTAGAAGGCACAGACGCTTTTCAAATTCAACAATATTATAAGGTGCAATTACGTTTTAGCAGTGTAGATCCTATAAACATGACTTACACTACTGAAACCGATGAGGCTAAATTAAGTTTTTATCCTTCTGGAAGTTTTCCTAATTACACCGAAGATCCTGGAGCCTCATGGTATCAGACCCAAATAAATTTAGGCTACTTTTCAGAATGGTCTTCAGTTTGTTTAATTAAAGGGATACCAGAGCCTTACATTAGTATTCAAGGATTGAAACAAACTAATCAAACATTAGCAGGAGCGTATGATAATTTAGGACTTTCTGTAACTGAATATGAAACAGATATAGACGAGGACCCCGCAAACGGGTATCAGCATTTAACTGCGGATCAATTTGATGGTAATACTCTTGGACCTTTCATGAATGAAACTGTTTACTTCACAGGACAAGATATAGGATATGGGAGTATGGTATTCTCAGGTCAGTATAGCAATGGAGATACTTCTGAAGTTTTAGATACTTTTCAAGCGACTCTTTACTATGCGGGAATCTTAAACAATCCCGTATCAGATACTGGGATTCAGCATCCTTACTCTACTTATCGCAATGGAGATAAGTACAATTCAGATGGCAGTATCAATTATGATACTGTTGCTGATGCCGCAATCTTTAATAGTATCAGATTCAATTTTGATACTATTTTGGAAGATGGCGTAGACTATGAATTACAATTCAAATACACAACTAAGAATGGATACACTCATACTGAAATATATCCTTTTACAACAGCATTTTCCAATATTTATTTCCCATCTTTGACTCTTGTGCCAAAAGTTGACGAAGAAAATGGGAGACTTGGAATTACAGTATCAAGTTTAGATACAAGTGGAACTGGAAAGTTAGTCCCAGTTTCAGGAGTGCTGTTAATGAAACGTGCGGACCATCGCTCTAACTTTACCTCTTGGAAGACTATTTACGAAAAACAGATTTCTAATGAAGTTTTGAATGAAACTATTTATGATTACGCCGCAGAGAGTGGCGTGTTCTACAAATATGCTATTAACAATACAGTCATTCCAGATCCTATTATGGCAGTATATGAAGATATTTTTATCATTGGTGCGGATAAGCAACTAAAAGTTCAATTTAATCCGCAAGTATCTTCTTTCAAAATTGTAGTCCAAGATAGTAAGACTGAGACTCTTGGTGGAAGATATCCTATTATTACTAGAAATGGTAATATAAAATATCGAGAAATCTCTATCGGCGGATTAATTTCCGCGCAAAGTGATGAGAACAATTTGTTTACCAATGAGGAAGAATTGTATGGAAATTATTCTACCAATTACTCTCAATATAATCAAGACAATAATATTACAGAGCAAATAGATAGAATACGTGAAAAAGAATTTAGGAATAAAGTCTTAGATTTTCTTCATGATGGGAAAGTAAAATTATTTAAATCAACAACAGAAGGAAATGCATTGGTTAGAGTTACTGATGTGTCTCTATCTCCTATTGATACTTTAGGCAGAATGCTATATTCTTTTTCCGCGACTTTAACAGAAGTAGCAGAAACTACTATTGAGAATTGTAAGAATAGTGGAATTGAGTTGTGCGGAGTTTATTCTGATTTGGTCTATATGACTGTCGCAACAATTATGGCTGGAACAAACGGGAAAGATATTATTTTGGGCAATGCTTGGACATCTCCAATTACTATTTCAGGGAATGCGCCGGCAATTACTAGCTATAATAAGAATTTGGTTTATATTTATATTCGTAGCACAGAAATTCCAATATTACCAACATCTCTTTCTAAGTATGTATTTAGCTCAGACTCTTTAACGAATTTGAATAATGGATGGTCATATACAATCCCAGTCCCTAATGGAAATCCTCTATATACCTCTGTGGCGATCGCCAGTTCAAAGACAAATAGTGTTATGTTAAAATCTTCTGAATGGGGATTCCCTGTTAAGTTGGCTATGAACATTTCTACAATAGCGCTTTTTAAGAGAGGAAGCTCAAGTCCATCTTTGCCTGCTGGCAATCTTATGTATAATTTTCCTTCTAAAACTGGGACTTTAGCTGATAATTATGATGGACTGGATTTAACAGCCTCTTCTTACGATTCTTTTGTTCATAATGAATTGACCACTGTTGAGACTGAAAGTAATTTAACTGCTATTGAATTTGACAAGGGAAATTTAATAACAAATTCTATTTTCGGGACAGGGACTTTAACTGGGAATTTAGATGGATGGAGTATGGAAATTCCTTCGGGAACCGCCAATCTTTATTCAACCTTAGTGACTGTCTTTTCTAATCAAGACAATACAATTATTTATCCTTCTCAATGGTCAGCTCCAATTGTTGTTATTGTAACTAATAATGAAATAAATGAATTTGCTAAAAACAAAATCATCTATATCTATAAAGAAAAAATGGGAGATAAACCACCAACTCCTTCAGGGAATCTCTTTTACAACTTTAATACAGATACAATTTCATCTGGGAATTTAGAAGGTTGGAGCACAACAAAACCTTCTACTAACACGCTACCTCTTTACTTTTCAGCCATAACGGCAATAGGAAGTTCAACTGCTTCTACAGTAACTCTGTTACCTTCAGGCTGGACTCCACCAGATTTTATTGGATATTACAGACCAGTTTACTCTTCTCAGATTCGTCTTTTCGCTAAGCAGTCTGGGAAAATAACACCTAAGCCTCCAATAAATATAATAGAGTATTCGTTTACTTCGAATCAAATTTCTGGTTATTTAGGGAATTGGTCTAGAACAAATCCTCTTGGAACAGGGTAGGGAAGTGATATTATGTCTAAATCAATAGTATCAAATCCTTACCTCCAAGATAAAGAATTCTTAAAATTACTAGATGAGACAAAAACAAAAGAACTTTTTGTGAAAATAGTTGTCCTTGACAGACAAGAGGATGTAGTTGAAGAAATTCAAGGAAAAGTTTCTTCTGGAAGTCTTAATATAGATGGAACTGCTTCTTTGCGGAGAACTGGCAACTTAACTTTTATTCCTAATGTTTATGAAGGTAATCTTACTGATGTGAATAATATCATTTCAATTAATAAAAAGGTGCAAGTTGAAATTGGTCTTACTAATACTCTAACTTTAATTTATCCTTTTTATAATGATTATCCTATTATCTGGTTCCCGCAGGGAATTTTCGTTTTGACTGATGTCAATATGAGTCAAACAACAACCGGGTCTTCAATTTCTATTCAGATCCAAGATAAAATGTGCTTATTAAATGGAAGTAGCGGAGGAACTATCTCTGCGGCAGCGACACTCCATTCGGCCACCTACCTAGACGGAGATGGAAAACAAGTAGAAGAATGGGTTCGTATATACCAGATTATTAGAGAATTAGTAAATCATTTCGGAGGCGAAGATCTTGATAAGATAATCGTTAGTGATATTGAAGCAAGAGTGAAACAATTGATTAAGTGGACTCCTTCAAGTCCACCTGATAAGCTATATAAGTATCCTAATGGGGATCATGAATATATCTTATCAAAAATCCTTATGGAAGGTCGAAATGATGAAGAAGAAATAAGTCCTGAAGCCAACTTTGGTTATAGGTTTACAGATTTTGTTTTTCCAGAAGAGCTTACTGCTGACGTAAACCAGAGTGTTTGCGATATTTTAGATAAGATAAAATCTGTTTTAGGAAACTATGAATACTTCTATGACATTAATGGAAACTTTATCTTCCAAGAGATTAAGAATTATTTAAACACTTCTTCTTCTCAGGTTCTAATAGATCAGACAAATAGTAAAGCTTATATGAAAGATATTGGAGTTAGAAGTAAGACTGTCTATGACTTTAAAGATGGTAATTTAATCAACTCCTTCTCTAATACTCCTTCATATGCTACTGTAAAGAATGATTTCGTAGTTTGGGGCGCTCGCACAGATTCCTTAGGGACTTCGACTCCAATTCGATTCCATCTAGTTTTAGATCAAAAACCAAAGCCCGTTCTTAAAAATGGGAATGGAGACTTTGAAGATTGGAGAAATGTTCTCTATCGACAAGGAGTGGCCGCAAGTCCTTATGGGATAGATTCTAATTATTACTATAAAGAACTTACCAACGAATGGCCTAAGCTATATGATTCAACGAATTTAGTTTGGAAAGAAGATGTTCTAAAAGATTCTTCTGCAATCGACTACTATTTAGATTTTATAGATACGACACATAGTTTGAATGAACTTAGTGTTAGTAATATTGGAAGAAGAATAAAAGTAATTCAAAATCAAAATATTAACTGTTTATTTGCTCCTGTCATAGCAGATTTAATCGTAATTGAGATGGGGAGTTTGACAGAAGTAGATGATATACAAAGTGCAATAAATCAAGGGATGGATTATACTGTTGTCTCTTCTAATCTCTTCAAAGAGTTCAATCAGGGGGTTGCGGCACAAGATGCCTTTTCAACTGTGAGAGATATGCTTTATGAAGGAACAAGCTACAATACTTCTATTACCTTGCAAACAATTCCTATTTATTATCTAGATGCGAATACAAGAATCAGTGTCTGTGATAAAGAGACTGGAACTAATGGGGACTTTATGATAAAGTCTATTGGACTTTCTTTTTCAACTTCTGATACAATGTCAATTAGCGCAATTGAAGTGCTAGAGAGAATATAAGGAGAAAACGATGACAATTGCTAAAACTTTTTATGCTAAGCTTAGCCAATTTGTTGGGAGTGATATTCCCAAATGGGTTGGCGGAGTAGGAGTGAAGACAACTGCATTAATCGCAGATGATGTAAGTTCTGATGCTTTATTGGGGACTTACAATGGGGACATGCAAAAGATTGAGTATATGTTTACCGCGCATAAATCTTTACTAGATTCAATTACTAGTAATGGAACCATTTTTTCTTTTCTTGCTAAAGCTACTGGAGGAAAAACAGTAGCTGGTTCTGATTTAATGGATAAAACTATAACTCATACTCAGATTCAAGATAAGACATTGTTAACTGGAAATTATGCAGATGAGTCAGTGACAACTGATATCTTAGGAGATTTGAGCGTAACTAATGAGAAAGTTGCTCTTAAAGCTATTCAAGGGAAAAATATAGAAGATCATACAATTACAGAACAGCAAATTGATCCTACTCTTATGTCTGATCTTCAGACTGCGGGGACAACACCTACGGGCACAATTACTATGTTTGCTGGCGACTCTACTAAGATTCCTCTTGGGTGGTTAAATTGTGTCGGCCAACCAGTTTCTAGAAGTGGCTATGCAGGACTCTTTGAAGTTATTGGGACTATTTATGGCGTTGGAGATGGATCTACTACTTTCGGGATTCCTAACTTAAAGGGAAGAGTCCCGGTGGGATTCTTAGATGGAGATACAAGTTTTGGAGCATTAAATAGACAAGGTGGAGAAAAAGCTCATATTCTAGCTGATGTAGAACTGGCTTCTCATGCACATGTGATTCCTGTTCATACTCATATCGCCGAAAGTCACAATCATGAGATGAGTCATAGACATACGATTCCTCATGCCGCAACCACTATAGAACATGGCAAGTCTGGCGGAGACACAGAGCTAGCGAGAGGTACTGCTGGAAATACGGGCGCTAGCGATAGGGAGTATACTGAAGGCGAAATTGTTACCATCCAAAATTCCCCAGCTGACACTTCTGTAGCCGCAATAGGATCTAATCTTGCTCATAATAACTTACAACCATATATTGTTCTTAATTACATTATCAAAACATAAAAAAAAGGAGAGCCTTTAATTAGGTTCTCCTTTTTTTTATGCCCAGTTAAGTTCATTCTTATCATTTTTCGATACTGAGTATCCAATACAAATAGCATCTACAATATCTTGTATTGCTTTAATTCCAAACTCTTCTAAGACGAATCTTTGCGCGTCTTTCTTCTGGTCTGTGCGTGCGCGCCCTTTTACACCACAGACTGATTTCCAAGTAGATGAGGCTACTACTTCATACGGAATAGCATTTTCATTGCACAGAATAAGAATGGCACTTTGTACAGTAGCTAAAACTTTGAAAGTCACTACATTATTTATGTTAGATTGTAATTGAATTTCTTCAAGAACAACATGAGTGATATTTTCTTCCTCGATTAATTCTTTTACTGCCTTCCGCAATTTAACTACTCTTGTAATCATATCTGTATCAGTAAAACTAAATTTTCCATATTTTTCTAACAGACCATTATTATAGATGGCCCACCCCGTGACTTTGCTCGATTGATCTAGGGCTAGTAATCTTTTATTTTCCAATATTATCACCTACCTTCAACCAAAGTATAGCATAAATTTTAGAGTTTGTCAAACACAAAAATGGCGTGAGAAATTAATCTCACGCCATTTTTTTATTATGGAGTAGGCTTCATTTTAACCGTCCTCAGTTTTCATCTCTGCCACGACCTATCATCATTTTCCATACTAATCACCAATATCCATTCTACTTCACTCCCGTCGAACCGAATCCCGATCTATCTGCGTTCCCTAAATGGTCCACAGTCTCAAAGAATAAATGTGGCTGGTGTTCAACAATGCGGAATTGACAAATCCTGTCGTTCTTTTTTATAAGGGTGTCTCTAGTAGCATAAGCTGCAAATTTCCACATATCATTATCGCCGCAATAACTCTCATCAATTACTCCAATAGAATTAGTTTCCATAATACCATAATTCTTAAAAGTAGAACTACGGGGAGCCATGATAGCCTCATATCCTCTAGGTAATTGGATTGCAATACCAAGAGGAAGAAGTTTAAATTCACCTTCATTCATCCATACATCTTCTGAGCATCGTAAATCAATCCAATTTGATTTTGTATCTTCTATAACCTGAAGAGGAGGCATATCCTTATTAAAGTATTTGATTTTTAATGTCTTGGCTTTAACTTCGCAAGGCTTGCAATCCTGACTATCCATAAGTAATAGTCACTTCTGTGCTAGGCTCTTTCACATCATTAAAGACTTTTGTGGTCTGCATTAAAACATACTCAGTTTCTGTTGCTTTAATGTACTTTTCGATCTTAACACACTTTGTTACAGTATAGTGCCCGTCCTTGCGGAATTGAGTTTCAAGTTCATCGGCATCTGCCATTGTAGGAACTCGATACTCTTCAACAACTTTAACTAAATAATTCATCCTTATGTCTCCTTTGGTTTATATCGCATTAATTTGCAATTTATGGGAACTATATTGGGTCATCTCTTTTGTCTCGGCGTCTTGTTTTACTTTTGCGACAAATTGAGCGTCCCCTTTTAAGTTAACGTTCATAACATCATTGGCATAACAAAAAGCTACTAACTCTTCAGATAAATCTTTAAGAGGTACTTCGAAGTGATTTACAATATTGGTTCCTTCAAAAAGATACACTTGCTGATTGAGAATAAAAGGCTGTACTGAAACAATAACTTCTTTCATTATATTTCTACTACTCCTTCATCATAGGGGAAGAAAAGATAAAGAACACTTTTACCATCCATTCTTAACCAGATAGAATAGTAATTTGCTTCATAATCAATACTGATTACTTCGCCTCGGGTTTGTAAAGTCTCTAATAGCTCTTGACTAGCCTCATGAATCTTTTTGTTGCTACCAACAAAATGGAAAAGAGTATAATCTCTCAACTCATGACAAAGTAACATAAAGTATTTATCTTGAACAAAAGAAGTCCAAGAAGCGATATCTGCGATATCTCTAGCTAGAAGAGTATCAGTGAGCGGATCTTTTTTATCCATTAATTGTTTGTTGACTTCATATAGAGTGATCTCTGCATCTATGTTTGCCATTTTAACCTCCTTCTTTTATTTAATTATATCATAATTTTTTATTCTTGTCAATTTAACTAATAACTTCTGCGTATTGGCTATCACTGGCTAAATTAACTCCTAGGACTGGATCGAAATGCGGCTCTTGATTAGGAATATATCTGCCATATTTCATAATAATATTTGAGAAATCTTCTTGCAATCGTTGCACTTCTGGATAGATTTCATGCTCTTCATATCCAGTATAAATAACAATATAATCGGCACAGTATTTTCTAAAAGCCTCTACTATTTCGTATATGGTTTCAAAATCTATCATAGGTTCTAGCCCAGAAAGAACAATTGCAGAAGTCAAAGAGTTCTTTCTGTACCTGACTGCAAGATCCTCGATCTTATATTCTATAATTGGAGCCTTAGCGAGAGGGCTATTTTGACATAAATCCTTACCACATTTCCAGTCACAATAAGGCATCATTAATACCATACTCGGTTTTTTAAAGTTAACAAAGTCTTCTTCAACTAGCCCTCTCAGTTTCATTAAAGATCACCTTCTTCGAAGAAAACCCAAGATAAAGGTTCATTTGTGTCAGGATGCTTCCCACAATGAAAACGAGTTCCTCGACAGCACTCTCCAATTTTACCAGGTTTCCCTTTTATCCCACACCACAATCCAGCCTCTTTTTGGCTATCAAATTTTTGTCCAGTATTTACACAAATAACCGCAGTCTTTTTAGCTTTTTGAGAAATAATTTCTCGCCATTCTTTGTTGTGACCTTTGCCTTTATTTCCTTCACTAATTTTATTTCGATGTTCTATTGTTAATTTTTTCCCATAACAAGGATTTTTTTCTCCTGAATTTATTTCTCTCATATGAGCTTTCCATTCTTCAGTTCTTTCATAACCTTTTCGTCCTCCGGTTGTCTTATTGTATCCAAAATTTGGATTAATAGTATCAAAGGTAGTAATTAATAATGTTTCGACATCACGAGCTTCTTCCTCGGAACAACCAGAAAAAATTATAATATGGGAAAATCTATCCCACCCATATTTATTGATAGCACTAAAAAAATGTCTATTATTAGAATAACCATTTCCTTTCTGCCATCTTTTATTAACATCTTGTTGTCGAGTAATGCCAACATATTTTTTATCGTTATATAAATTTATATGAATATAAACACTGTAATTGTTATTCATTATAGTTCTGAAAAATTGTTCGCATTGTACCAGTCTCGCATTTGGAATTCTTTTTTACGAGATTCAGAATAAGAAGACTCCCTAGTAAGAAAACCAACGATACGCTGATAGGTAGTAATGACTGGTTTACCACATTGAGGACAGGTGGAGCCGTAGAACCCGTGGTTATGCTCGCAAGCACTAATCCGAGTACAGAATGCAAAATAAACAACTCCTTCATCTGCTATATAGTTTAATAACTCCCAAGCGGTATCTGAATCCGTTAATGGTGCATCTAGGTTAATATGAGCTATTGATCCGCCATTACAAGCTTTGTCTAAAATTGCACTAAGTCTAATCTTTTCTTGTAAAGTACATTTAGTTCCTAAGCCTATCCATTGATTAGCATACAATGGAAGATCATAAGCTTGGTTCGGATAGAGAAACTTATCTTTCTGCATTAAGATGGCAGCAGCGCGCTCTCCTGGTATCTCTTCAATATTAATGCTGTAGTCTGTATCAATAGCAAATTCATCTTTAGCTTTATTCAGAGTCTTGAAGATTTCTTGCGCGAAACGGATTCCATCATCTGAATAAGACACATATCCAAACTCATCTGTCTGAGTAAGACCAAAAGCTTGTAGTGCTTCATATACTCCTATAATCCCAATAGTATTATACTGAGAAGCAAGATTGATAATTTCATAAGTATAGTTAGGTAGCAATCCTTTTTCGATATTGCGCTTGATAATATCTCGAATAACATCAAGAGTCTTCATTACCAAAATTACTTTTTCTCTTAGGAGAGTGAGATAATCTCCCCAATTTCCTTCGGTTTCGTAAGCAATTCGAGCTAGGTTAATAGTATTAACTTTGATACTTCCTACCTCTAGAGCGGTCCCGCCAATTGAGTTAAAGTATCCTAGATCTTTCACATCTGATACTAATCTGCAACAGTTGCTAAGACTAGTTACATCCTTACTAATGAAGAAGTTGCTATCCGCCCATTTCATATTATGGTCAGAAGCCCACCGTGCCCACTCTTCATTTACGAATTTTCCATCTTCACCTCGAAGAAGAGCAAAAGTAAGAACTGGCCAGGTCATAACATTTTGTTCTCTGATTTTACTGACAACATCCATAAATGCTTTTTGATACTCAAGAATCTCATCAATATAATCTATGATAAATGTTCCATCTGGGAATTCTTTACCTCCAAAAAGAGCTTCTAAGTAGGAGCGATCGAAGATAGAAAAGTTGCTGAAAGCAGACTGGTTAACTCTTAAATAGGGCTGGTTGAGTTTATATACTATACGCTGAAACTCTTGATCTCGATAACGTTCTGGAGTGTCTGTATAGTATCCCTCTGAGACGTCTTTCTTCCAAAAGTAAAAAGAATAAATTAAGAAGGAAGGAAGGCCGCAGGCGCCAGATGTCCTATTAGAAGTCCAACTCACGAACTCTCCGACAAAATCGGTATATGTTACTAAATGCTTAGGAGCTTGATTATTGAATCCTTCAACAAAGTACAATCCTTTGGTTACTAATCCTTCAAGATCATAAGCGAAACAATAAGGAATGAAGGTCGAACTCGCAGCATCATGTAGATAGAAATGTCCGTCCCATTCATTTGCTAACCATTCATTCGCGGTCTTAAACCCATATTTCTTATTCAGTTCATGGTAAATCTTATTGAAAGCAAGAAGCTTAGAATGAGGCTTACTCATTTCTGTTGTCAAGGAGCAAATATCATTGATGCTTGCATTCGCGCTACCATCAATGCTTGCATCCGCGACTTGCTGCTTATCTACAAAATTATCAATGAAATCTGTATAACTAAGCTGGCTATCTGCAAAACCATTCAGATGAGCCATTTCATCTCCATGCTCATTCATCATTTTATTGATTTGAGTAACAAAGTTCTTGCTCAACTTAATATCTATCTTCATATATTACCTAACCTCTCTTGTGTTAATCCATTTTGCGGCATCAGGGAATGTCAAGAAAGTATCTTCATCAATTTGAAGAAGAGGAGCTTCTCGGAAACCTGCATCTATCATTGCTTGAATATCATCATTTTTATGATATTTAATCCCATTTTGGTCTAACTTTTTTTCTAGGATACGACATTTAGGACAATCAGTAGTGTGTAAAATTATCTCCATATTTAGCCTCCTTTTCAAATTATTCTTGTGCTATAGATATGAAAAGTAAGATAAGTATGTTAATCAAAGAAGTCCAAAGAATACTCTAGCATGGTATCTACAATTTCAAAATCAGTCATAGAGTCTCTATCATTAAAAAGGTTTAAATGAAAATAATTGATATCTTTAAAATCTTCTTCATCAGCAAAGAATCGCCGACAGATTTCTTTGACATTAGGGTTATCTTCTCTTTCTAAAGTTCGCATTATTCGAGTTTTGTCGCAGGCTTTGATATAAATGGGCAATACTTTTAAATTATATTCATCTTTAGTGTTAAGCAAAGACTTTACTCCTTCAGGAGTGAAAATTCCAATATTGATTTTCTTAGGATCTAGTTCAGTAACTGTTGCCCCATAGAACCATCCGTTAAACTCTAAAGCTTCAATGAATTCATTCCTTAGCATTCTCTCCGTGAATTCTTCTCTTGTTAAATAGTGATAGTCTACATCTGCAGTTTCATTATCTCTAATGGGCCTAGTGGTACAAGAGACAATTCCATGGAAAAGAGCAGAGTACGGAGATTGGAGGAGAAGTTTTTCCACAGTGTCTTTACCCGCACCGCTTTTCCCGAATAAAGCAACAATAGCAAATTTATCTCTTGACATAAATTTCTCCTCTATACTCAGCTCTTAAATGCATTAGATACTTTCCTAAATAATTTGAGCCCACCCCATTGCAAACTCCCCAAAAAGTATCGCCCCAATCATTCCCTTCGCTTAGAATCCTATTCCCAGTAAGAAGGAGCATCTCTTTTAAAGAAGGGTAAGTATCAAATTTAATACGAAGAAGCTGATACATGACCAAGCCTTTAATTTCATCCCAGTCTGATCGCATTGCCACTGTTTGTCCTAATTTTTTAGCAATGCCAGGAGTTAAACTAGTGAACGCATTCCTATCTGAGAGGTTAGCGCACTTAGCCGCTTGATACGCAGCTTCCGTGCTCCCATATTGCAATCCTTCATAGATGATTGGTGCGGTAAAGAAATTACTTAAGAATCTATATTGTCCATCAAATGAGTTAATTGTCATCTGTTTCTCCAAATCTTTTATGTGTTAAACTTATTTCCTTTTTATTTACTTCTGTGATCTTGTATAATTGATGGTTAGCAGTCTTCTTATAAGATTTTGCTTGGAACTGGTCTCCTCGACGAATTCCAGTAATCATCAACATTGTCCCTCTTGTAAACCATCCTTTTTCCGCTATCTTCTTAGTCCCATCTGGTTGAGGGATAGAAATTTGTCTATTGAACTTCGCGAAATAATCTTTAGTAAATCTGACTGGGACGACGCCTGTAGCAGTTAGAATTGTGATTGTGGATTTAGTGTCATTCTTGTCAATAACAGTCCCAATAATTGTATTGGTTTTAAAGATAGGAATTTGCTGTCCATTTCGATTAAAGAAATAATCTACTTCTGGCTCTCGATTAAGTTTAAAGAAATCTACCAAACCATAAAGATTCATATCAACATCTTTTAACTCATGTTCAGTATAATAGAATCCAAGACTAGTCATTTCCCATGTGGCGATAGTTCCTGCCGCATATTTATTCCACATTTCCTTGAATAGAACTTTGTTATATTTAGCAAGTTCTTCCTCTTGATTTGCTTTTAACCAATTACTTGCGGCAACCATACACTTCTTATAAATCTTTTCCCAAGTAGCTTGTTTAATATGCGCGAATCCATCTTTGATTTCAATTAAATCCATATCAAAAAACTCTTCATAAAAGATTAAGCATTGATCCCGCAAGATGAAATAATCTCCTCGCTTGCAATAAGCTTTTAACCACTTATTGTAAACAAAAACTCTTTTCTGAAATTCTAGTTCTTCTGGAATCATATCTCTTTCCATCAAACCATTGAAATTTTGAAGAGTAAGTCTTTTCTTCCTATCACAATTAAGCCAAATATATTCTGCCATAACTTGACTTCTGTTCTTATTCTCTAAATTATCAAAAGCACCAGCTTTAATCAAAGAGAACATTACTGTTTTATTAACTTTGACTTTATTCATAAAGTCTATCATATCCAAGTAAGGACGATTTTCTAATATTGTAGAAATAGCACCTGCTCCGACCCCATTCAATGCCTTCATTCCATAGAAAATGGAATTGCTTTCTATATCAGGCAAGAAGGTGTATCCTGACTTGTTAATATCTACAAGAGAAACTCCTATCCCTCTTGAGTTAATTTCTCCAATCGCTTTTGCGATTTTGCCATAGTCAGTATTGCGTTCTTCATCAATGTCAATTGCTCCGCTATTAACCTGCAAACATGCAGTATTCCAATAAATAGGGTTAAAGGAAGTCGCAAGAACAAGAGTTTGAATACCGACGAAAGAATAAGCCAAAGAATGATTGAGAGAGAAAGCGTAGCCAAGTTGAGGTGCAATAGCAGAATCCCAAACATAATCTGCAAATCGCTTACTTTCCATTTTGCCATACATTTTCTCCTTCAACTCAGGGATTCGCTTCATTTGTTTTTTAGCTACAATTTTTCTCGCGTCATTGGCTTCCGCAAGAGTAAAGTTTGCAATATCTTTATCCATCAGGATAACCATAAGGTCTTCTTGAAGCGGCGGATTCCCATAAGACTTTAGATAATAAGGTTTTAACAAGTTTACTTGATGCTCTATTAAATGGTAAGCATCCATTTCTCTATACCAAAGAGAAATATCATTCTTAAATCTTGCATACTTATCAATAGGAGACTCATGGCCTCGCTCGGCCATAAGCCGCATAAGAGCATTCGCGTCCGTCATTTCTAGTGGAGTCTGCGGCTTAAGCTTCTTAGCTGCCATAAGACCTACATCAGTTGAAAATTGGAAACAATCCAAGACAGAGCCATTTCCTAGAGCGTCCCAAATCTTTTGGTTCTTAGTGTCAATTGCGCTAGGATGTAGATATGTATCGTATTGCTCTCGTAACGATTTCTTTTCAATAACCCCATCTTGTTCTAATAGTTCAATACATTGAATAATCTTATCACTAACTTCGGTTACTAGATAATCATACTTAGTCATTCCCGCAGATTCTGATTGATGCAGGTCCCATTGAGTAATAACTTCTCCTCTTGGAGTTCGCATGAAACAGCCTAGTTCATATGGGTCTTCTCCAAACATAATAACACCAGATGCATGACTAGATCTCTTGTTAATCAAACCCTCAATAGCAAGCATAATATTGAGGAGACCATCAAACTGTCTTACCTCTTTAATAAAGGTGTGGATTGGATTGCGGTCTTTATCCTCATTCCCATTTACAACATCAGACAACGGCCAAAGGAAGCCTCGCTCTGACGGAATAAGACTAGACATATACTGAGCGGTATCAACATCAATACCATCAGGGTATTCTTCACTTCTATATCCTCGGCATGCAGTGAGGATAGTAGACCGAGTTCCTTCTGTGCCAAATGTCGCCACCAACGTAAGGCCAAGTTCTCCACCCCGCTCCTCCTTAATTTTCTGTAAAATCTGAGGGCGCTTAGATGGCGCCAAGTCAATATCAATATCAGGTAATTCCGCTCGCTCTTTGTTCAAGAATCTCCAATAAGGGAGCCCCCAAACAATAGGGTCTAGTTGAGTGATGCCAAGGAGATAGTTGCTGAGGAAGCCAGTTGCTGATCCTCGACCAGGGCCAACGATACTGCCCTCTTCCCAAAACATATCAATATAATGTTTCATTGTATTGAAGTAAGAATAAAGATTGTCTCCAAGTTGATTAGAAATATAAGTAATAATGTCTGCTTCAATTTCTAGTCTTTCTAAGTAATCTTCTCTTGTCCCTTTAAATTCATTGTAGAAGTCCATTTTATGGATAGCTTCTACACATTCATTAATCCAATATCGTTCTTGGATATTTTCAGACTCCATAAGCATGCGGAGAGTTGGGTATGGTTCTACTAGGGTCATCTTGCAAGGCCCATAATCTTTTACCTCAACTCGTGGAATAACAGGTTTGTGCTCTAAACTGTATCGCTCAATTTTGTCGTAGATTTCATTTGAGACCGCAACCATTGCTTCATAGTTAAGGCCGGCCTTTTGAAGGATTTCCTGTGCCTCTTCTTCGGATTGCAGATAGGTGCCTTCATAGAATGCGTCAACTTCACGTTCGCCGCCTTTTGAATTGAGGTATGCTTTGTGGACAAATCGATCCTCCTTCGTAAGATAGTGAGCATCTGTACTTACAACTAATTTGACGTCAAATGTCTCAGCTATTGCGGATACTCGTTCATTGAAAGCAACCTGGTCCTTACTAGGACTAGGCATTGCCTCAATATAAAAGTCATCACCAAATTGTTCCTTGCCCCACAGCAAGAAATTAACTATATTATTATGACATTTTTGTCTTGTGTTTTCATCTCCAACATGCTCAGCATCAACCATTTCCAAAACATTTTGTCCTAGTTCTCCACCAAGACAAGCAGTTGACCCGATAAGTGAATTAGGATACTTTTTAAGGATGTATTCAATATCTGATTTAAGGGTCACAACTCGTTGCATCCCTCTATCAAAATAGGCATTTAACCAAGCAACAGAAGAAAGTTCTCTTAACGCCTTATGTCCTGCGGCATTTTTTGCCAACAGAATAAAGTGATAATATCTTTTATGATTATCTCTTGAGTCACAAAGATAAATTTCATTCCCTAGACCAATTTTAAAGTCTGGATTAGTCTTTGCTAATTCTTTTGCGTAAAGATTAACTTCCATTGAAGAAGATAAACTTTCATGCTCTGTAATACAGATGCCGGTCAGCCCTAGTTCGATAGCTTTATTAATGAGAGTCTTAGGTCTATTAATGGAATCTAGTAAACGCAAATTTGAGTAATGACTATGACTGTGTATTTCGAATCTATTCACTAAATTCCTCCTTAAATAATTGCTTTGTATTCCCATTTCCTACTTCTTAAGTATACCATATTTATTCTAATAAGTCAAATTTGAATGATTCAAGATAGACTGGATTGACTGTAATTTTTTCTTAAGCTCTATATTTTCTGCTCGAAAAGCTGAAGCAAGACTTGCTTCTCTTTCAATATCATAATGGTCTCGGAAAATAAGCACGTTATCTGAGAGTCCCATAGTCGCACTTTGATGGTTAGGACCAGTAACCCATGTAATATTAGCATCGGGCTTACCACCAAAAGCTCGATACATTACTCTTAAATTTTGAACTTCTCTGTGGATAGTTCCAACGACAACAGTTCTTTTGCCTTCATGGGCCGCATTTACAATCTCCGCTACCATTCTCATAGTGCGGCCAGTCCCTCTGTTTCCATCTATCATTAAACATCTCCCTCTCTGATAACCAATGGTATTCGTCTTGTTTCTTTCCATTTGTATTGGACTCTATCAAAAGCACTGAGCCAGCCACCATATTCTCGGACAGAGAAATAACTCTCAAGCCATAACCATCTTCCATCTTCTAACCTAATTGGAAATAAAGCAAAGACTTCAATAGTTGCTTTTTGTCCTATCTTAGGAAAAATTCTATAAGATCCCCAAATCATTTTATTTTTTCACCACCACAATCTTTTCACTAGCTCTTGTTATTCCAGTATACAGATATCGCCTATGGTCTTCTGTTTTCCAGGGAAAACTTTCTTCAAACAAGAGTATATTATCCCATTCGCTTCCTTGTGCTTTCCAAGTGGTAATAGCATATCCATAAGCAAATTCTTTAGGAATTAATGCTTTTGTGGATGGATTTTTAGAGAGTCGGATAAAATCTTGTTTAGATAATCCAGATTCGTTCTGAGTTAATAATTTATAATCTATTGTTAAACCTGAGTAAGTGTCTCCTAATTCAGTCTCCATAGATATATTAAGGACATCAATGCCTAACCCATGGTTGTAATATTTATAGCATTCAGTAATCCATCCAAGAGTTCCATTGACTAGAGGATCTTGCTCTTTATCACTCAAATCTTCCCAATAATTAGTAAGACAGATAATCTTATCGCCCACCTCTGGCTCTTCACTTCGACATGCGTATTTTCGCATTTCATTGTTTAAGTTGAATCTTGTGTCATTTTTCGCGCAAAGAATCTGATCTGCCCATTCTAGCATTCCCGCAGAAAATTCATTAGATTCGATAACTCTTACATGTTGGCCATCAAAAGGAAGTAGTGGATGACCTGTCCTAATATCCATAGAAAGTTTAATAATCTCATTTCCTTCTGCTTGCCTCATAATCTCATCAAGAAATACATGCGGCTTCTTAAGCATACCAGTATCATTGCTTTCCTTGATTGGCCCTAATTGACCTGGGTCCCCAAGAGCAATTACAAAAATCTTATGTTTTAGAATTAACTCCCACATATCTTTAGGCACCATAGATAACTCATCTATAACAGCAACTTTATAAGGATATTCTAAACATTCTCTTGGAAAGAAGGAATATTTTCCAGTTAATCTATTTAATCTTGCTCTATATAAAAATTTATGAAGAGTTGAAACATTCTTACATCCTTTGCGGGAAAGGACTAAAGTTGCCTTTCCCGTATAAGCACAATAAACTACATCTCGTTCATTAACTTGGAGGGCTGCAATAATATGCTGGACTAATGTGGACTTCCCTGATCCCGCGTAGCCGCTAATAACGACATATCTTTTTCCTGCTTTATATTTTTCAACTGCTAATTTCAATCCTTCTTCTTGCTTATCAGTTAATTGCATTTAATCTTACCCTCCTTTAATGTAATTAAATCATTTATATTTATAGTATACCATTTTATAAGGATTTTGTCAATTTTGAAATTTTGGTCTGAAAAATGTGCTACGTGTGTTTAGATTCAACTCCGTTTTCGAAAGTTGAATTAACCCCAATAAGAAGCTAGATAATAGTCAGGCTGTGAATAAGGTAATTCATACTTTTCACAAAATCTTTGAATACGTCTAACATCAAGATCCTTTTCTTTTGCTTCATTAATTAATTTAGGGAATCCTCGATCTGCTCGTATAATTAGATACCCTACGAAATACATAAGATAACTATCTGAACAGTGTTCAATTAATCCAAATCCATCTTCATTATCATAGAAGGAATCAATCAATTCATCCCAAGCTTCACCATCAAGCCTTTCCCGCAGCTCTTCGATCTCTCCAACTTCAACCCCATACACAATTAAAGCATCTGTAGAGACTCCCATCTAAACCTCCTAAATTTTTGTTAAAAGTAATATTGACTAGATCCTGTGACTTCATAATCTTTAATGAAAATCTGCGGCGATATATTGCCCATCCATTCATTCTGATTACAAGTTCCTACTAAATTAATTTCCACATAACCGTCTAAAGAGAATAACTTATCATACTCTTCTTGTGACGACTTAAATTTAAGAATACTTGTTCCACCTGGGAGAGCAATCTTTAGAGTGGGATTCTTATCTGGAGACATTAAAGTAAGCATTCCATTGGTAATCTTCAATCCTTTTATTGCGACTAAAGCTTCTGGCATATCTTGACCCCAAAGATTATTTAATCTAGCAATATCCAAAATAGCTTCGTTTTTGACAGAGTGACTGTCAAATTCATAATCTACAAAATAACTAGCTTCTCCACTATCATTCTCCAAAATCTTATCCGTTGCCGCGAGAAATGCATCCATGTTAGAGTCAAGGATTTCGACACCAAAGGCCGCAGCATGCCCTTGTGCAAATTCAACTAATCCAGTTTCTTCACACATATCTTTGAAACTTGCAATTTCAGATTTACTATATCCTCTTGCGGAACCTCGCCAAGAGACGATTCCATTTTCTGTGGTTTCAGTTAAAATCATTGTATTGCGCTGGTACTTAGACATAAACTTGTTAGCTACCAAACCAGCAATGCTTTTCCCTACTTTGCCTGGCTTGACTTTGAACAAAAGAACTTTATGATCTAGAAGATTTTGATCTTCTATCATACTCTCAAAGATTTCCATACCAGTAACTTGCGCTTTAGTTTGACGACTTTTCACATTGGTAACTGCGCGAAGAGCCTGGTCTACAATTCGCTCCGTATCTCCTATCTTTTTCCCTCGTTTAGTAGAAGGGACAATTTTGAATGCCTCATGCTTAAGCATTGATTGAAAAAGCAATCTTTTCTCTGGCATTGTCCCACTTCTGGTCATGGCGTTAACATAAGGAGCGATATAGAAGGCCACCCCAATAGGTGTCAGCTCTCCCTTTAAAGAAAATGAGTTCTTTTCTTTTAATCCATAGAAGAATGGGTTAGTGACATTCTGAGACTCTAATCCTTTATTGATAAGATGTTTAGTTTCTATAGATTTTAGACTCATCATATCTGCGTCTAGTCCTAATGCTACCATATCTAAATATTTGTCAGCAAAATCATTTCCTGCGATCTCATCTAGATATCTGCAAAATTGCCATACAATTCCAACTCCAGAAAATTCTTTGTTAGGATAAGAACTAAGCTGATTGTTAATAACAATAGCTTTTTCACTTACTTTTTCTGCTTCATGATGGTCTAAGATAATAAGATTGATTCCTAGATTTTCCAAAATGGCATGTTCATCATAATCATTGCTCCCAGCATCTGGCATAATAATTAACTGAACAGAAGGGACAATCGGATTACCATTTGATTCAAGATAAACAATATCTTTTAACCCATGCTGCTTCCCTTCATGTAAAATATAAGTAACATGATTTGAAACCCATTCTGGCTGCCAATCATATAAATAATTAATCATAACCGCCGCACTTGTAAATCCATCGCAATCAGAGTCAACAACAATCAAACAATCTTCATTATTTTTTATTGTTCGAGCCAAAATCAAATAAGCTTGATTTAATAACTCTGGTCCCAAGAGATTGTAGTCATTAATTACTGCATCTGTTGTATTCAAATACTGCGGAATCTCTTCAAAAGTGATTCCTCTATTAGTTAAGACTTGCTCAATAGCAGAGTAATTTTCATTAATGGTATTCAATAATTGATATTTCATTTACACCTCCTATAGTATAATTCTATTGTAATATAGTTGTTCGAATATTTCTCTTCCTTTATCAAGAGGACTGTCTTTATAATCAAGTAGTCCGAGATTATCAAAAAGAAAACTAATTTGGACACAAGAACCATATTTCTTTTCTATATTGATAAGTCTTTTAATGACTTTTTTATAATCTTCATCTCCATCGACTTTCCAATCCTTATCAAATCCAATGATGATTTCTTTCACTCCTAAATCTACAAGAAGTTGATATTGGAAATTGATAAGGTTGCTGCCGCAAGTAGCGCAGGCAATTGAGTTCTCAATACCAAAGTAAGTATTGTATAGTAAAACACTTTTTTCTGCTTCAACCACCAATGCAGTTCCCATTGCTTTAATATTATCTTTTGAGTTATTCAATCCATATAAATTAAATCCTAAGGGGTGAGAATATTGGATTTTATTAATGATAGAAGGAAGGTACTTACCTCTTGCCTCATTATCTTTAATTAAAGTTCTTTCTCGGATTCCTACTAAATCCCCATCTATATTAAAATGAGGGATAAGAATACCACCTGTTAATGGATTATAAGCGATCCCGGCTTCTTTCATTGTTTGCTCACTTATCCCATCCTGGAGCCAAGGAAGAATTCTAGGTTGAGGATAATATTTAAGCAAATCTTTATTATAGGTTTTTAGTTCTACTACTTTATTTTCTAAATTAAGATTAGCAATTCTATCATAGTTATGAATAACTCGCCAGTCCTCGGTTAAATCTTCATCATGTGCGAACTCTTCTGAAATTCCAAAGAAAGAGGCTACAAATTCCATGGCTTGCGGTAATTGCATATCTATTTCCTCTTGGAGTTTTTTTACTTTAATAACTAATTCAAAAACATCTAAAATATCACAATTACTATAGCATTTGAATAACTTCGTATTTTCATAGTAATATAGTTTATGGGAACCTTCTCCAAAGTCGTTATGACAAATTGTTTTAGCTACAAAATGCCCATTTTTCATAATAGGTTCTCCGCCAAAATGGGAAACTAATGATGCAACACTTTCCATATCTAAACTTTCTTTAAGTTTGTCTTTGTCATATTTAAAGTATTGCATTATTTACCTACCCTTCTACAATGATTCTAGTTTCAGTGATTGGAAGTAATTCAAAGTTCCATTTTGTGGCAAATATAGTTTCAAATCGACTAGTTCCTTTATCTGCTCGCATCCATAAATAAATGCCTTTATAAGGTCCGCCACGATTTTTATAGATACTCATTTTCACTGTCGGAGCCTCAAACCCATTATCTCCAAGAACAGTCTGCAATGAATCTAAATCTGCTTGTGTAACATCAAGCATAATACAGCCAAAGTCTGCTTTATCCGCAATAGCTTTAGCTCCTCGCAGAAGGTTTTGGTCCGGAGTTTTAGAAGTAACATAATCTCCATTTAGCTGAGTCGCACTCATAATAAAGACTTTGTACTTATTTGCGATATCTTTTAACTTAACAGAAATCATAAACAAGATATTATCTTCTCGAAGTTTAACTCCTCCGCTTCGACGAGTAACTTCTTCTAAAATCTTCATAGAAGTGTGAATATAGTCAAGGAAAATATATCGAACATCTCGCTCTCTAATATTTTTCTTAATAGTAGTTTCAATATCTTTTAAAGAAAAATCTGGCAATTGCTCCACATAGATTGGAGATTCTGAAATAATTTGAGCCGCTTTGTGGACTTTTTCTGTTTGTTCAAAACTGAGGGTGCTTTCAACAATGTGAGTTTCATTTACACCAGAAACAAAAGCTAAAGAAATAGTCTGAAGCTCTTCAGATTCAAGTTCAGTAGAAATAAGTAGGGTTGGCTGTTTGGTTGTAAGAGGAATCCATTCTTGTGCTTTTTCATTCCACAACTCATTACAAGAACAAAAGAGAGAGTCCGCAATCATAGAACGACTCTTTCCCACTCCAGTAGGCGCAGACCGCAAATAAAACTTACCTAATCTAGCGCCTCTTGTGACTGTATTAACAATAGGTCCATAGAGAGGAATTCCCACATCTGGAGTTTCTTTCAATCTTTCCAACAAATCAAAGATTCCATCGCCAAGATGCGAAGATGAATCTTCAATATCATTAACGTATGCATCTCTAACTTCTTGAATTTTCCCATCTATGATATCGGCAATTTCTTCAAGGGCAGTTCTATCTAGCCAATCCTCTTGCGCCTGTTTCTTTTTTACATCTATAATATTGTTTACATCATATAGCCAAGATAAATCCATTCCGATGTTACTATATTCCCGCATTAAAGTCATTTTCTTTAGTTTGTTGTAATAGTAATCAAAAGAGGCAAATGATGACTGTTCTCGAATTTTAGTTAAATACTCTGCGCCATGATTAGCTTTGTAAATGGCTAATTTTGTAGGTCTTTCAGCTAAGTAATCTTCAATAGTATTTATATTGATCTTACTGACTCCTAGGGCATGAAGATTATAAATAGACCCGAAAATAATTTTATGGAAATCTGTAGTAAAATCACTTTCGTGGAAAAAGTACTTATCTTCTGAGTCTAAAAGATTTGGATCATTATAGATACTTCCCATAACTTGCATTGTAGCAGGAATATCTACATATTTTTTACTCATGCCCCTCCTTTCTAATCATCAAGGTTAAATAATTTGAATCTAGATATATCTTTCTCAGGAGGCTTAATGCGGACTTCTCTAATTTTGAGATTTTTATACTCTTGCAAGTCTTTTCCTATATTAATTTGATTTGCATTAAATTGTGCTAAATAATAATTATAAGCCTGTTTATAACAAAAAGGAACAATTCCTATGCGGCCTTCCGCCTTTTCTAAAGAACCATCTTTAATCTCATACCAATAGATAAGAGTTTTTAAGATTCCAGAATAGGTGAATCCGTTATTAGCAACAAATCCTTTTATCTGTCTATCTAAAGTTAAATAATCATAGTTTTCTTTAAACAAGTCTTTCAAATAATGATGTAACGCAGCTAAGTCTTTAGACTCTTGGGTTTCTTCGTACCCGTCTGCGCAAGTTGCATGAGCATACCTCCGAGAGCCAACAGAAACTGCTTCAATTTTATCTCGATCAAATTTTACGCCGCAAACCTTACAGATAACAAAATGCGCCACCTATTCCACCTCTTTTCTTTGCATAGTTATATTATACCATAATTTAAGTGAAATGTCAAGAAAGGGAGGCACAATTATTAATGTGCCTCCCTTTCCTTTTAAGCTAGTTTATGAACTTGGTGGTGTCACTGCTGTCATACCATTAGCAATAAGATCTTTAAGAGAGGAAACAACCAAATCAAGTACCTCTACTTGGTCTCTCGTGCAATCTCCTACTTTTCGTCCTTTTCCGAGATGCTTCTCAGTCAATTGAACAATTCTTGGAGCCCAATAAGAAGCGAACTCTTCAGGAGAATAAGTCTCTTGGAGTTTTTCAATTTCATTTTGGAACTCAGACATTAGAGTATCATAATCAAGTTCTAATGCGGTTGCCGCATAAACATTCTCTTTTCTTTCTGTGAAGAAACTTGAATCTACATCTTCCATTTGGCGGTCGATCGCTTCAACGATGGACTGGACCAAATTCTCATAAGTAAAATCAATGAAGTCAGGAGAGTATTTAAAGCGGGACCCTGCCATAAAACGAGTGGATCCTCTAAGGAACAGTTTAGTCCCAAGACTTCCATCTTCTTCTTGCACTGGTCTGGCATACCCGATAATATCGCAAAGTCGTGAAACAATATTTAAAGGGCGTTTTGTGAGAGTAGGAACAATCATTTGATATTCTTTACCCTCTTGGTCTGTAAATGTCTTGTCTTGTGAGTGACTAATTAGAACCAGGCCATATCCTAATTGAACAATACGACGAAGTGATTCATCATATTCTTTTGCTAAGGCCGCATATCCTTGCCCATAAGGCATATCACCAATAGAGTCTACACTATTATTCGCGCAAATAAACTTTTCTGCATAGTCCCAAGCGATATCTGCGGTATCAATAATAATAGTCTCATAAGTTTTCATAACATCTGGATTTTTTAATTGGGTGAGAACTTTCTTAAACTCTCCCCAAGTATTCATAGGTTGGGCCATAGCGCCAGGAATAGCGCTATAGCCCTTTTCAAATGCTAGAATCAAGTGATGAGGGAAACGGCTCGCGATAGTAGTTTTACCACTTTTAGGTTCGCCATAGAAGAATACAGAATATCCTTGCATATTTCGGCTTACTTGATGAGGTTCAACTGCTAGTAGATTAATTTCTGCCATTTATTTCCCCTCTTCTTTAGAATACGTATGGTTTACCTGTTGCAGAAGTCTGCGGGGTTCCTGCAGGAACTCCAGTAGGAGTAGCATTTGCCGCAGTAGCATTTTTATTCTTCATCCAAGTATCATGACTAGTCTTAGTATCAGCTAAGAAAGTCTCTCTTTTGCCCATTGCTTCTTTAACCTCAGCATCGGTAAGAACTCCATCTACACCAAAGTCATAAGGAGTGGCTGCCGCGCCAGTGATTTCCCACTCACGGATATTTCTAGTAGTAATCTTAACAGATGGGCCTCCGAAAGCCGACTCTTCTGAAGTCTCAGTCTCTACGGTAGTAGAAACAACCTTACCCCAAACCTTCATAAAGACTGGTTCAGAAGTTGTAGCTCCAAGATCTTCAAAGTACTGACGTCCGCCGTCATTCTTTACAACAAGCTCAATAGGAAGTAGGCTTCCCATAAAGTTGAAGGTCGCTCCCTTAACTACTACCATCGCTGGCTTATCATGCTCTTCATCAGCTTCTTTCAACTGAGTGCCTGTGATAAGCATGTCCACTTCGAAACGATTGCGCTCAGACCCGAATGTCTGGCCAGAAGTTAGAATATGAATAAAACCGCCATCATTAATCTTATAAGAGATAAGCTCATTCTCTTGATTGTAGAAATCATTAAGGCCAATAGTAGTGTCTGCTCGCAACTTCATCGCTGCAACGCCAACATCTTGATAGGTTGCATTTGTACTATTCATAATATTGAACAAACTCTTATAAGTAAGATTATCCTTACCGGCCTTTGTCTTTTCCACTACATAACGATAATTAATGGGAACAATATTAAGACCATCTTCATCTGTCAAAATTTGAACTGTTCCAGAAATGAACTCTACTCCTGGATTCTTAGCTGCAGCCTTTGTAACCTTGATCTGAAGATCATGGCCCCAAAGATAACCTTCAAAATGAGTAGTATTAAGAATCTTTTTCATTTTTTCTCCTTTGTTTTATATCTATTATTTTCTATCTTATATCTATTATATCACAATTTTTTAGTCTTGTCAAATCTAATTACAGGACAGCAGAAGGATCACAATCTAGAGCATAAAAAGTTGTAGCCCCTCCTGGATTTCCTTTTTTAGCAAAACCATCTTTAATAAGTTTCCGCATGCCACCCGCAACACTCGCAGAGGTAAGACCGATGCTTTCTCCAATTTCTTTAGCAGTCCACATATCTGCTTTTGTGCCTTGCAATTGTTGCATCGCTTGGAGAATTTTTTTCCCATTAGCCGTAAGAGATATTGTCGGAGTTGCAGCGCCTCCTTTTTCTATTTCTTCAAAATATGACCAGGCATCTGTTAGATTATACTTTCCAAGATCTCTGTCTCGATAGGCATCTCTCCATAGATGATGCATCATAATTATGAATTCTTCTCTTGCTGCCATTAAAGTCTCTCAATTGTTTTACCATCATCATTCATAACATAGGCATATCCAAACTCAACACACACCCATTTCCAATTATCATCTTCCATATGAATAGACAATGATTTTACTTTAAGAGGCTCCTTATCAGCTCCTAGAAAATAAGAATCGAAATTTTGCTCATAGGCATAATCTCGGGTCATTTCTTCTGTGGTTAAAGACTTTATATGGTCAATAAATACCCACACAGGCTCTCCGTTATTAGCTGATTCTGGTTGTTTAATTTTCAATATCATTTTACTTACTTCCTTTCTGTCGTTCTCTCTGTCTATCTGTCTGTTTGTTTCTTAATACTAAATAGTCTTAGTAATTGCTGTATTGATAACTCCTTGAATCAATTCTTCTAAAGAATTTACCAAAGGTATCCCATATCTTTCACAAACAATTTCTACATTGCCTTTTCTCCAGAATCCATCTGGGCAACAGACAATCATTTTTCCAGAACTTGCATATAGCCCCAGCTCTAGGAGAGAAATAGGAGATTGCGTATTTGGATCAAAATACATAGCAATGATATCCGCATAGTCTTGACTGTTTAGTTCCCTACTAACTTGCTCATAGAATTGAGCGTTATCTATTGACTGAATCCAAGAAGAATCCCAATCATCTCTTCGAGGATTTAAGACAGTAACACTATCTGGAAGTCCTTTCTCAACTTTTACTTGCCAATTTTCAGCAACTCCCATTTCAATACTGCCCGCAGTAAATACTAGGAAACTATCTAAAGAATATGGATTAGGTGCTTTAATTACTTTTGCCATTAGCCACCTCCAAAATAGCCTGTGCATTCGCGGAGACATTCGATCCATGCATAAAAATCTCTACATGGTTCATACCAGATCCGCCTTCTAAGCTTATAGATCTATCATCTGTAAGTCCGGTGTCCGTATCTGATTTAGTAATATGTAAATCTTTTGGCAAACTTCCCTTTTTCTTTTCTTTATTTGGCTTTGCGGCCTCAATAAAGAATTGCATATAAGGTAAAGTGTTAATCCAATCACAGTATGAATGCCATTCGGTTAACTTATGATTATGACGATGATCATATTGAGACAAAAGCACTTCATAATCAAAAGTAATCGTTCGCGTTTGTAACCATGCTTCTGGAAGAATTCTAATTAATTCTTTCCACACCATTTTAGCATTGTAAGAATCTTGTCTGCTTATATAAAGAAGATATTTATCTCTTAAAAGATTTAGTATCTTAATAGTTGCACTCCAAGTATCTAAAATTCCACTAAAAGGCATAAAATCATCTATTTCAAACATGTCTATAGAAATTGGATTCGCCATTACTTTGTGCATCGTACTAGTTGAATTTGCAGTTGTTCCTACTTTATAAGTATCAAATTCCTTCCAAAAATATAAAGGAGCAGTAATATCAACACATACTAAAATTTGTCTCATAAATTTACGATGTGTTGTTCCAGCATGGATTAATTTACAAGCTAATGCCATATCATTTTCGCCTATGATAAATCCTTCTGGCTCTTGTATACTATCACTCTTTGCCCAGCTTTCCAGGGGATTTCTTAGCCCCCGGAAAGCGCCGGCCATGTTCATTACTTCTGTATTACTGAATTTCAATTAAGAACCTTCCTCCATATTCTTCACAAATATCTTGGCCATTCCAGGCAAAGCCTCGAATAGAGTGTTAAAGGTATCTGTGACTCCTGCTTCTCGGACTGCTGAAAGAGGCCCAAGAGAGTTAGCAAGTTGTGCGGCGAGCATCTTATTACCCATAACCGTAATTGCTTCAGTCAACTGCGGGCTAATTGCAGCAGCTC